TTTGTTACTCAACCACAGGTGGATCGTTTAAGGATTTAACGCCATATTTACCTATGGGACCATTGCGTGCTTGTCAATTCACAATGTTGTGGCGTGCAAAGGATGGTGAGTTATCTGAATATGAAGGTGTTTCAATTCCTAAGCGAACTAGTAATGGTATCGCTACATTTGATGGGGGTGAATATGCTAATTTATCTACTTTAACTTTTCGTGGTATGTGTGGAGCTACGTTGATATCTCATGGTAGAGTTACTACCATTATGGGATTTCATCTTGGTGGAAAATCCGGAACACGCAAAGGTTGTTACGGAACACTTACTAGAGAGGATTTTGAATTAGCAGAAGCACATTTGAGAGATGTTGAAGGAGTATTATTAACAGGATCAGCTGAAAAATTTGAAGTGCAAGTTTTAGAAAAGCAAGTTATAGATGATGGTCCTATTCATCCTAAATCACCTCTCAATTATATGCCCCATGATTCTCAGGTCGAGTATTATGGACAATGTCCCGGGCGAGCTTTGAGTTTTTCATCAGTTCGTGTAACGCCTATTAGCCATATTGTTACTGATATTTGTGGAGTACCCAATATTTGGGGACCCCCAAAAATGAAACCTGATTGGTTTGGTTGGCAAACATGTTTGGCTAATCTTGCAGTACCTGCTTTACCATATGCACATGATTTATTGTCTATTTGTGTTAAGGATTATAAAAGTGCTTTACTTGATATTTTCAATAAACCGTTGTGGCGTGATAGTAAACCTTTAACGTATTATCAAAATACATGTGGTATACCAGGGAAGAAATTTATGGATGGTATTAAATTGAATACATCCATAGGTTTTCCATTAACAGGTTCCAAGAGAAATTATATAATTCAAGAAGAACCTGATGATGTTTGGCAAGAGAAATGGCGTTTCACAGATGATATAAACATTGAAATTGATAGATGCGAGGAGTGTTATCGTAGAGGTGAACGAGCATATACTATAGCCAAAGCCTGTAAGAAGGATGAAGTACTTAGTAAAGATAAATGCCGTATCTTTTATGGTAATCCTATCGCTTTAACATTTTTAATTAGAAAGTATTATTTACCTATTATTCGAGTGTTACAAATGAATCCTTTGATTTCGGAATGTGCTGTTGGTATAAATAGTCATGGACCAGAGTGGGAGGAATTACATCAGTTCGTATTTAAACATGGTGAGGATCGCCTTATAGGTGGTGATTACGGTAAATATGATCAGAAGATACCCTCTCAGTTAATATTGGCAGCTTTACGCATAATGATTGATTTTGCAAAGCAATGTAATTATTGTGATGATGATATTAATATTATGGAAGCTATGGCTGGTGATATAGTTTATGCTATTATTGCATTTAATGGAGATTTGATAGGGTTAACAGAAGGCACTCACATATCAGGTAATTCTTTAACAGTTGTGATAAATGGTATTTGTGGTTCATTGAATCAACGTGCTTATTTTTACACGTTATTTAAACCTGAATCATACATGACACGTAAACCATTTAGAGACTATGTTAATTTAATAACATATGGTGATGATAATATTGGATCAGTTCATCCTGATATTGAAGAGTTCGGAATCAAGGGGTTGTCTGAATTCTTGAAAGAATATGGTCAAATATATACCATGCCTGATAAAGAGAGTGAATTGGTGAGATTTTTAGATCCATTGGATTTTGAATTTCTCAAGCGTAAGTCAGTCTTTTGCCCAAAGCGGAAATGTCATATAGGAGCATTGATTGAGAAATCTATTTTCAAATCATTACATTGCTTTTTAAGAGATAAATCCACCTTGAATACAGAAGAGATGGCTTGCGCACTTAATATAGATACAGCTTTACGTGAGTGGTTCAACCATGGTGAAGAAGTTTATATTAAGCGTTTACAAGATATGAGGGATGTCGCTAAAGAAGCGAAGCTCACATACTTGTGCACTCGACTCGATTTATCTTATGATGATTTAGTTGAGGAATGGAATAATAATTATTCCAAACAGGGCCACTCTAAACCCTTATAAAATTAGAGTAGCAGTTTCAAATCTGCTAGCGGAGCGTAGCAAAATTGTGCATGTAATTGGATACCATATTAGATATAATTTAGTTTATTTATATATTCTATAAAGGCTTTTACATGTAGGTGTTAATGGTATTTACCATAGTTTAGCCAACTACATAAATAAACCATTGATGATGAATTAAGTGTCTCATCATCGAATGTATTACGCACTTACTAAATTTTCTTATAGAAATCTCCGTCGTAGTTCAAAGAAGTTGCGCGACAGAGGATTATTAAAACTTCTACCACAAGTCGGTGTGGATTCACCGCGATATTATAAGTTTCAAACTTATAATATGTTAATGGTTATGGCTAAGAATTTAGACGTAATCGACGAATTGCATTCTCGTCAAGTTTTTGAGGCTCAATCTTGTATCTTTGAGGACGTTAGTGATGATGTATTACCAACTAGTCAAATATATCGAGAGTTGGACGAATATATTGACAAATTGATGCATTTACCTATTGATCCTATATTAACTATATCTGATGATGTTTTTGTACCACAATCTAGTGTAGAGAAAGATTTAGCACCTCTATCTATTGATGTACGGAGCGTTAATGAATTTTGTGATGCTTGGAATGTTAGACCTTTTGATACTGAACATTTTAAATCATATAAAAATTCACATTGGGTAGCTTCAGAGTTAACTATGGGTTCTGAATTGACTAAATCAGCTTTGTCAAAATATAGGCATCTAATGAAAGACTTGCGTTCTATTGGTGTTATCCCTGTAGCTACAAATATTGTCACTTATAGTGATAGAATATATGCTACTATGTTGGTACCTTTAGCATTTTGTGCTGAATTTGAGCCTCATTCCGGTATGGAAGTTTCATATAATTCGGATGTCCACGGTGCCACATTAGTTGCGCCCGTAAAGGATAGTGAGAAGCGACAACAGCAAATGACGTTTAGTGATCAGGATACAGGTTACACTTATAGGATTGATGATTTTGTGGATGATGTTAGGAAATCAAGAGATGAGCGTGTAGCTGCTTACAAGGATTTTCTTAAGCGTCCTATTAAGCTTAATGCTTATAAGTGGCAGGTCGGCGGAACTTTTAATGCTGATATTAATCCTTGGGATGATTATTTTGGAAATAATACTCGTATTAATAATCGTATAACTCATTTTAATTTATTAAGAGGTAAATTATGTGTTAAATTTGTGATTAGTGGTACTGGTTTTCATTATGGTCGGGTGTTAGTTAGCTATATGCCTTTACATAGATTTGATCAAATGTCTGGTTTTTCGGAATTAATTGAAACAAATCTAGTACAACAATCACAGTTACCTCATATATTTTTAAACCCAACCACTCAGCAGGGTGGCATGATGTGTTTACCTTATTTTTATCACGAGGATTATTCAGCTATTACAGCACGCGATTGGCTTGAGTTGGGTAATTTGCAAGTTAGATCATTAGGCACTCTTAAACATGCTAACGGAGGAACTGACGATGTGTCAGTTACTGTTTTCGCTTGGATGGAGGATGTTGAAGTTTCTATTCCTACATCAGTTGATGCAGCAAATTTACAACCACAAAATGGTTTTGAAATTCAATCAGGTGATGAGATCAATGAAGCCAATACAGCTGGTGTTGTATCAGGACCAGCATCTAAGCTATCAACTATTACTAATATGTTATCTGATGTACCTGTTATAGGACCTTATGCTAGTGCAACATCCAAAGTAGCAGGTGGAATAGCTATGGCTGCGCGAGCTATAGGAATGAGTCGACCACCAGTAACAAAGAATGCTGAACCTTATAAACCGGAGGCTTTGTCTAGTTTAGCTTTAACAACTGTACCCGACAGATCAGCCAAATTAACTGTTGATGACAAACAAGAGTTATCAATAGACCCTCGTATTTCAGGTATTGGTGGTGATGACCCTATGGATATCTTGGCTATAGCCAAGAAAGAGAGTTATTACACTAGTTTTATTTGGCCTAAATCAGCGAATATAGGGACAGAGCTATTTGAAGTCAGAGTTCAACCTACTATATGGGCAGAATCTGTTCCTGGTGTAATTCATCTTACTGCGTTGGGTTATGCATCTATGCCATTTACATATTGGACAGGTACACTTAAATTTCGATTTCAAGTTCAAGCGTCCGCTTATCACAAGGGCAGATTGCGTATAGCTTATGATCCTAATTGGCTTGATGCAAATGCAGCATCACTTGGTGAAGATATGATTTCAAATTACACTCAGATCATTGATCTAGCTAATACTACCGATTTTACTATATCTGTGACACAGGGACAAACTACATCTTTAGTTGGTCATTTTTATCCAGGTGAAAATGTTGTTTCTGAATGTTATCATGGACATGATGGTGTTACACCACCACTTCCATATACAGCTAAAGAAAAATTTGTTACGAATGGTGTGCTTGGTGTTACTGTTCTTAATGAACTTACAACGCCTAGCTCTACTATAAACAATGATGTTCGTGTTAATTGTTTTGTATCAGCTGGTGATGATTTCCAAGTGTTTGATCCAAATGATTACATCAAAAATTTTTCTGTAATTGATTTGGGGTTTGATGCACAAAGTGGATTTGAACCACAATCTGGTGAAATGAAAGCAGATAAGATAGATGATAATGAGATTGATATGCCCATTCAAAGTGCTAGTAAAGCAATGGGTGGTACAGTTGTTAGTCCTAAATTGAATGAAATTTATACAGGTGAGTGTATAAAGTCATTTCGTAGTTTAGCTAAGAGATTTTCACTTTACCATGTTGCACCTTTTAGTATTTTGACACCAGCAGGTAATACTGTGGTTCGCTGGCAGGCGGTTTATCCTAGTTTTCCGCCATATCGCGGACCTACCTTTGGTGGCACATCTATAAGTGATTTCATTGATTATCAAACTGTTAATATGACATGGTTGCATTACATAACATTAGGATTTCAGGGTAATCGTGGATCTATTAGATGGAAAGTTGTACCAATTGGGAAACAAACTGCAGATTTAATTTTGCAAGCCGATAGATCAACAACACGGCTGAAGGACCCACTTATAAAGGGAATTTCAACTAGTGTTACTCCCGATACGTATGATGCTTATGCGCGGTTCTTAATGACACATGAAGTTGCAGGTGCCGGCAATGCAGAGCCTATCTCTCATTTGTCTGGTGGTGCATTATCGCACCCTACCGTAAATGCAACTCTTGAGGTTGAATCACCATATATCCATAATTTTAGGTTTAGACCTGGTAAACGTGGTACACTTGCTACGCGAGACAACACGCGATATGGATATGATAATACATTACGGTTCCAAGCTCTTACTTGGTTTCAGAATGGCAATCTCTATGATAATTCATTGCTATTTTATATAGCCGGTGGTGAAGATTTTACAACATATTTCTTCACAGGTTGTCCACCGTTACAATATCAACCAAGCTTTCCAGCAGCTTAGATAGCTGGATTAAAATAAAATACACCTCTGTGGCCGAGGTGGGCGTCCTTAAGTGGGCGACCGGGTCTATAGCCGAATGAAGTTATGAATAACTTGAATATTTTTCATTCGGCCTAGGCCGAGGAATTTTTAAATTCAAGGGAGTCACAACTTTTATAGCTGGACCCAGG